GTGCCGTTTAGAATGGCAGTATATTCCAATCCTCCGACTCCCCAAATTCCAAGCGCAGTATATTTTCTATCATGGACTTCTGGGAAAATATCGACTTCGAATAATTCACTACGAGCGAATCTTATCGTTATATTGACTTTTTCATTCTTGCCAATAGTAATAGAATCTAAGTCTGTTTCCTCGACAATTCTTTTTAGAGTAACTGTCTTTTTAGTTGAGGTTAAGTTGGATATATTTTCATCTCTCTCAATGTAAGTGAAATTATATTCTTCTTCTCTGAGATAGAATACTTTTTCTACTCGCGCAACTCCATCAATCCATCCGCCAGTGAATTGGTCATTGGAAAATCGCATGGCTTGATATGCTGTAACTTCTGATACAAAATCGCAGACATATCCACCTGTGCAATCCAAAAGCGCGTTAGGAGTATCCCCGTTTTTCCCGTATGGGTTCTGCACATTCAAATCATAAAATCTGTTTTTTCCGATGGACACTTCGTATTTAGTCGGCTTTATTGTTTTTGGTTTTAAGTCGAGAGCTGAAGTATTTGTAACTTTGAGGAATACATCGTCTTCTATCTGAAATCGTTTGATGTTCTCCCCGTCTCCGATATAATCGCAACTGTTTTTTTCAACGAACTCCGTTATTTCTTCTACGCTCATTGACACATTTAACTCGCTTGCGTATTGGGTGCAGTTTGTCCCGAGGAGTGAATTTTCAATTAGTTGAGAGTTATCAGTGTCTACGGGAAGTGTGGATAATAGAGCAAATATGAATAAAGCAACTGCCGAAACGGATGCAACTACTTTCGTATTATCATCCATCTAATCACAAATCAAATCGTTAATCTCAGTTCCGTCTCCTCTCCAACTGCCTCCACAAGTGGAATTGAACCTCCCGATGGTCATATTTCCAAATGTGATGTTTAGTCCGGAGTTTATACTTGTTGAGTTTTCAAATAGATTTGTATTTGTAGCATTCGTTCTTCCCTGAACGGTTGTGTTTAGGTTATCAACTCTCGTGTTGGTTACGACTATAGATGCGTTATTATTTGAAATGTTCAGGTATAGCCCATCTGCGCTTGTATTCAAATCATCTATTCTCGTGTTGGTGGTTCCGTTAGATGTCCGCAAGTCGGTTGAGTTCAAGTATAGTCCATCGGCAGTAGTATTGAGATCATCTACTCGAGTATTTGTCGTAGTGTTGGAAGTTCTCAGGTCAGTCATATTGTCGTAATAGGGGGGCTCTCCGATAAGTGAAGACCATAGGTAGCCCGTCATATTTGTGATGTTGTTTAGTGCATACAATGTTGAGGTATTAAGCCAGGATGCCAAATAGTAGGGAGTTCCATTTCCTGTAACATTCGCATCTGTAGATACTGGTTCAACATCGCAATCGATCTCAGTATTTCCATCATCCCATCTGCACCAATAGGTGTCTGTTGTAGTTCCAGTTGTGAAGGTACTGTTTGTTTGCACATCAGTTAGGTTTGAATAGAGTCCATCTGCCGTAGTGTTTAAGTCATCTATGCGCGTGTTCGTGGTTGTGTTTGAATCTCTATTGTCAGAGATATTACCATAATACACACTCCTTAGACTAGTATTCTCTTCAGAGAGATTTCCCAAGTTTGCTGCGATTTGAGATATTGTAAGCCCTCCAGATTGCTCAACACATTCTACTCCATCTATGGTTGTGTTCATGACGATCCATCCAGCAGCGCAATCACCTGTCCGGGCGAGTGTGGCATTTCCCAGAGAAGTAAGGGAATCGTTTAAGGATGCGTTTGCTGCTCTCAGGTCATCTATACTCGTGTTGATCTCTGCGCTGTCGGCTGAGTAGTTTCCTATTGAACTTAAGGTGTCATTCAAAGAAGAGTTTGCTGCTCTCAAATCAGTTATTGCTGTTTGTATTGAAACATTTTCTTCTGACCAATTACCAATGTTTGCTGCTATTTCAGCAAGTGTATTTCCTGAGTCTGCAGAACATATCCAATAGGTCCCATCCCATTTTAGAATTTCATTCAATCCGCAATAGTTCAAAGAGAATGTAGAACCAGTCAAATTAATTCCAGTCCCGTTAGTATATGAGAGAGGTGAGGCTGGCGACGCTCCGAATGTTCCTTGTGTTCCTCTTAAATCCAAATAGTAATCAGCATTTTTGAACGGTTCAAATTCAGAGCTATCTAAATCAATAATCGTTCTTGCAATTGGAAGAAATAGTTTTTTTAAGAATGAATTCGCAGGGAAGAGATTAGTTTTTCTATATTTATCCTCTTCTGCCTGATTTGCATTCTTGTATTCTTTTCCTGCTCCAGGGTAATCTTGAACGATAGCCATTAATCTTGTGTGTGTCGAATTGATTGGAACTATACCCCATACGACATTGAAAGATTTATCCGCTGCAATTGTTGTCCCATCAGAGTATTGAGTTATATCTGCCAAATCGATTGATTCTATAAAAGTGCCATTACTTAATATGATGAAATACCCATCCCCATCAAATGTGAGATTGTTCTCGGTTTCAATCGTGCTTAGGAGAATTTTGTAAGAGCCTGAAGTGATGTTAAATGTTGTTGCAGTTGCATTTGGAACAAAACCATCCACATACAAAGCCCCTTCGTCATAAAATCTATTATAAACTCCTTTTAGAAACTCGTAATTTGTTGCAGAACCTGCAATATACCCATATACATTTCCACTAGAACCTAAAAGCATTTGTGCAACATCCGCACTTTCTACACTCGGTTGAGCAGCATCAACGGTTAAAGTTGGATTTCCCATGTCTTGATATGATACAAAATTCATTTGAGGAGTTGTATCTGTTCCAAGAGTTACCAAAACACTATCTTCTGTTTTTGCGAGGATTGTCTCATTTTTATCTAGATTCACAACAATTGTGTCTCCTTCTGAAGTTACATATGAGAAATTATTTGCAACCAAGCTGTCGTTTATTTGATTGAAAAGAATATCGTCATATAGTCTATCTAGTTCTCCCAATGTTCTTGTTAGGAAATGCCATTCTCCGTCTGAGTCTTTTACATATACATCTCCGACTACTTGCAAATCATCCCCTACCAATAAATCTGCTCCAGTTGTTGTTGTATTGCAATCAATTTTTAGAAGTTCATTTACAGAATCCATGTAAGATACACAACTGGTGATATTGGTTGTATTTTGTAGTGTTGAATTTTCATTTATAATCATGAATGACCTTGAAATTCCTGAGGCTTGAGAGCTATTTCCCCCTTGAATCCAAAAGTGAGGGACGGATACTCCATCAGTTCCATTTCCATAAACTGCGAATAATAGATTATTATTGTATTCGTTGTTTGTTGGGTAGAGATTAAAACTTCCGTTCCAAAGTCCATTATGAGATTTATTTGTGATTTCCAGTTGTTGGATTATAACGTCGAGGATTGTTGTTGTATTTTCTGAGGTATTTACCCATCCTGCCGCATCAGACTGAACAGAAAGTATAGATGAATTTAAATCGTCGCCTCTTGTATTCATGCTCACGTTTGCGGTTTGTAAGTCCCCGATGCTTGAGTTTAGATCATCGCCCCTTGTGTTCATGGAAACATTCGCAGCTTGCAAGTCTCCTACAGAGGAATTGACTAGATCTATTTTTGCAATAACGTCTTCCCCCCCAATGATAGCCCTGTCTGAGACTGTCAGATTTTTCCATTGGTGAGATGAATTGCCGAGAGTGAAGGTATCAGTTATTGATGGGACTAGATCTCCAGTGATATTTTCTGCAGTCACATTCGCGATTGTGACGTTGCCCATGATTACATTTCCGATAAAGGTCCAGGCTCCATTAATTGTTTCGTCTTCATCTAATGCTCCGAATCCTAAAGCCCGGATCGCTGCAGTAGTATTTAGATCATCTATTCTTGTATTGGCTGTCTCATTGGCAGTTTGTAAGTCTCCGATGCTGGAATTAAGATCGTCTCCGCGCGTGTTCATGGATTCGTTTGCGGTCTGAAGATCTCCTACTGAGGAGTTTAAGTCGTCAATCCTTGTATTCGCTGTATTGTTTGCGTCCTGTAGATCTCCAACGGAGGTATTTACATCAGTTATACGTTGTGAGTTTGTTTCTGCTGTTGCGTTGATTGCGGTCAAGCTGGAATTTATCCACGGGCTGTCTGAGCTGTAGTTCCCCAAGTTCTCTTCAATATCTGCAAGTGAGAGATTGTTGAGGTTTCCCTTGTCCGCGCTCCAGTTGCCTAAATTTCCAGCCACATCTAGGAGAGAAATATTATTCATTGTTGCTGTATTTCGCGCATCGATGGTCTCATTTCCCTTTGTCTCATTCCAATCTAGGATATTCGAATCGTTTATCAAGTAGTCTGATCCTGTGATGTTCCATCCTGTTCCGTTGTTTAGAGAGGTTATTGTTGTATTGAGAGTGTCAATATCATCTTGATTAATTGTGATGTTTAGGTACTGAAGCGCGAGCTGTGTTTGAGTTGCTGTCACGTTTGTATAAATTCCGTTTACTTGGGTTTGAATGTCCACGATTGTAGCTGAGAGATTTACCCCACCTAAAAAGATATTTGTTGCGTTGAATGTATCTGCGACTATGTGGAAAATATTAAAAATGGAATTGTCGCCCATGTTTAGATCTCCAGTCATGGTGTCTCCTGAAACTTCAACGTATCTAGCATCTCCCTTTGTTTCGTTCCAATCCAGAATATTAGAGTTGTTTATGTTGTAGTTGCTCCCAGTGATATTCCATTTTGTATCGATGTCTTCCTGGCAGTGAGTTCCATCTTCAAGGCATACATGGGTATTGTTGATTGTGATGTTTCCAGTTACATTTAGAACTCCCCCACTTCCTCCGATCCAGGCTGTGTCTGTAGAATTATTTCCGAAAGTAGTTGGACCATTGAAATCATAAGCAAATAGGGCGCCAATCATCGCCACAAACAATAAAATCCATAGTGTAAATTTCATAGTTATCCACTCAGTTTTAGCAATCTTCCTTTGATTGCAAGATTTCCGCTTTGATCCATAACTCCAATTAATGTGCCAGCAGTATTATAGAATTCAAGATTATTTGGAATTGTGATTTTTTGGATGGTAAGATTTGTTGAGATTACATTTGATCTGATCTCAACTGTATCGACCACTCCACCATCGACTTCGACTATTGTTTTTTGGATTTCAACAACAACAGTCATCGTGTCACATCCGGACTAACTTGCACAGAGCCCATTAAAATTCTGCTTTTTACTCCGCCCGCGCTTGTGAGGACTAGATCATAGACTCCTCGCTCAAAAGTATATCCTGCAGTTTCTGTGTCTGATACTGCGAAAGTTATTGTACCAAGTGGTCCATTGATTGCGAGTTTGCCATTATCTGTTGAGTAGTCTGCAAGGGTTGTTGTTGCTTCAGTAGTGGCTCGGATTTGCATCTGAGCAGTATAGCCCGTGATATCGATTACTGAGCCATTCTGTTTCAGCGTGAGCTGATCTGCAAAGTCCGCGCCCGCGGATATTACGAAATTATACCCGCCTGCCACTTGAGATCACCCGCGTATATATTCAGCCGCATCAATTTGCCCAGCCGTTGTTCCTACAGTTCCAGCTTTGACTTGTATCTGAATAAATGGAATTCGGTTGTCAGTATCAAAGGGAATGAAGATTTTCTTATCTGTATCTCCTAAAGTATAGACATAATCAGTTGCGGTTAGTGGCTCGTATTCATCCGTCCCATCTGATTCTTTGATTGGGAGAATTCTGAGTGTATTTGTTGAGCTGTCATTCACATCAAGATCGATGTAAAGCCCGAGTTTATCATATCCTCGACAATCGATTACACCACCCAAATCTGCATAAGCTCCGGTTAGATCTTGTGCAGCTGAGATGATGGCTTTAGCTTTCTTTGACCGTACATTGGAAAGACTCGACATCTAAATCACTCCTCAACTTTTGGCTCTTCTTTCTTTTCCTCAGGTGCTGGCTCTGCAGGGATTTCTTCCGGAGCTGGCTCAGTTGGAGTTTCCTCTGTTTTCTCTTCAGTAGGCTCTTCTACTTTCTCCTCAGGTTTTTCCTCTGGAGTTGCTTCAGGTTTAATTTCTTCTTCAGACACTTTGATCTCCCCCTTCTTGACAGATTTCAATTGACCGCCCATGTCTCCGAACTCTTTTCCGAGTTGATCCATGTCTTTCTTGTCGGTTGAGTTGAATCCGTCCTTAATTACGTATCCGCCTTCTGGTCTTTTTTCTAAAGTTCCCATTGTTCTCACTCCGCCTTCAAGTCCATGAAGGCAGTTAAATGCGTTGAAATATTTTTATTCGTGCCCCAAACTGCGAGCACATCGGCTTCAATTCTTTTCTTTAGGAATGCGTACTCTGTGTCTTCAAGTTCGAGTATTTTTGTTTCTTTTGCTTTTTCAAAAGCTTTTGAAATTTTTGAGTATGATCTGAATGCATCGAATCCTCTTGGCATTTTTTGAGGATCGCTTACACTGAGTACAGTTGATAGTACTTCGAGAATGGTCTCATCCTGTTCTTTTCCTTCTTTATCTTTTGCTTTCCAAACTTCTACTGTCATTTTTCTCATATTTTCACCACACACACATATTATTTCTAATCTTTAAAAAATAAAGGGATGGGCTTGCGCCCAATAGTTACTTAGGATACGTTGTCATATACGACCAAATATCTAGTTGTTCCCGCCACATCTATTGGAATCTTGTGGGTTGTAGAACCGACTGCACCTGTTGCAGTTGTTATTCCTTGACTGCCATCATCTTCTGCGAAGTCAAGAACATTTGTGATTGCACCTGCAAAAGATATAGCATTGGTTACAACTGAGGTTGAAGAATCTTGTCCCTCAATAAGAATACCACAAGCCAATGCATCGGACGCTGGGGTTGCAAGGATTCTGATTGCCGCTGTCTGTTGGCTACTCATACTCCTTACATCTAGACCGTAATCCAAATAATTCGTTGAACTACAATTCACATTAATTCTAATACCAGAACTTGAACCGGCAATGTTTGAACTAATATGTGGTCTTACCTCTAGACAAGTTACTTCTTGTGCTACAGATGCGCCTGCATTAATATTCATATCCAGTATTGCTGATGCCAAAACGGCTCCACCAGTTACTGTGATAACTTTACTTGCAGCAACATCTAGAGTTCCCAGGAGCCCTGCCATCTCGCCAACTTCACAAGTGTCAGTAATATCAACTCTACCTCTTGTAGCCCAGCCATTTACCAAATTATGACCAACTGATAGATAGGCATAACTCGGATTCATGTAGCCAGTTGAAGTTGCACTTGTAGTTATTCGATTAACGTCTCCAAAGACATAAACTGCAGTTGCTCCTGCGGTTATACAAGTTGATTTCAGAACTAAATGTGCGGTTTGTGTTCCATAAGCCAAAGATGTGCTGTAGGATCCGTGTTGGAATACTGCAGCCAAGTCAAGTCCAGTTTCATCTGTCTGAACTCCGCTTACATTAATAGCAGTTGTGCAAGTTCCAGTTACATTAATACCAGTTGTTGCGTCTCCGATGTCAATTCCAGTTGTGCAGTTGTCGTGTAGATCGATTCCAGTTGTTACGTTGTCATCGATATACAAACCCACTCCCCAACTTCCATTTGTTGCTCCAATGTGAATTCCGTAGTCTCTTGCGATTGCGTAATTTGCAGCGCCGATCTTCATTCCGTAGTGTGTTCCTGTTGCGGACTGAGAATCGTCTTGCATGTAGTATCCGATGATGTCTGCGTCGCCTGAACCGTTTTTGTTGGTTAGAGCTTTGACTGCATACATATATCCAGCTGCATTGATTGTAGTTCCGGACACATCTTTTACTGTAAAGGATGCCCCTTCAAGAGAATATGAGCCATCTCCGGATGCGTCAGTTTCTACGCTGATGTCAAGTCCGCGCATTCTGCAATATGCATCCGATGCTGTTGCATTTTCAAGCTTCATCTTAAACCCAGTATCTGGATTTCCATCTGAAGCAGTCATCACGGTTGAACGACTCATCCCGATATATAGAGCTCCCTGTCTCGCGCCATGAGTAGCGTCTGTGACAGTTGAATCTATTTCCAGAACTTTGTCATTCTCAGTCATCGCGGTGAATGTGTTTATTTGTTTCCCTGTGACGTTGAGACTGTCAGTTGTTGCGTCTCCAAAATAGAAATTGCCATCACAAGAGAAATCTCCTTTGATATGAATATTTTCATAAATATACCCATCGTAACTTCTCAGTACGGGGCCGACTCGAAAGTCTTTTTGTACACTCGGTGTAGATGCCATAATTCCCAACTCCTCCATCTATAGCATTAGGAGGCGCCAATCTCCCGTTCTTAGCGCACTAATCTAAAAAAATAAAAAAGATCAAGAACGAATTTTCTTGATTACTGCGTTGAAGTCCTCCTTTGTGACTGCAAGTGTTCCCATCCAGAACATCAAGCTGTCGTCAGAGAGTTCAGTTCTTCCAAGCTCGATCTGAGAAATATCCCAGAAGTTAGCCATGACAGTTGATTCTCTGTCGATAAAGTACATTTGTCTGACATCTGCACCTGTTGGCATATAGCTTGACCAGAAGATAGGTGCCCCGTTGTAGTGGGAAACTTGCACTCCTGCCTTTACTGTGCCAGTTGTGATTGGTGTGTTAAAGGTATTGTAGAACAGAGCAGAGACTTTGGTTGCTGTGTAGGCATCCGTCATGATGATCTGTTGCTCATTGGGGATTCCCTTATCGTTCAACGCATTCATCTGTGCATCCATCTTGTCGAGAGAGATTGCCTCTGCCGAGCCTGGATTATCAACATTGGTTGTGATTTCAGATGTCAATCCGCTAAATGCGAGAGCATCAGTCACTCCACCATCAGTTGCTCCTGCAGGCGCTCCCTGAATGATACATCTCTCGATTCCTTTTCTCATCGCGAGCATCGCAGTTTTCTGCTCCTCACGTACAAGATCGAAAGGTGATCCGGGCTGTGCGACATTCTTTTGCGCAAACATACCCATCTGCATTTTGTAGGTCATGAGTTTGCAAGCATAAGTTGCCTCAGCATAGCTTCCCTTTTGGGCATCGAATCTTGATGCTCCATTTGTTTCAGCTGTAAATTTACCGAAGGTGTCCGCGCTGTTTGTTTCCTTCCTGTAAGTTGATTCAGGTGTATGAACTTTCTTGAGTTCTTCCAAAAAGGGAGTTCGTACTTTCACTGAGTCCAAAATCCCCGGATCTTTCCAGACTGGCGTAATCGCCGATACATCTGATTGTACCTGTATTGCTTTTGCACTGATAAGCATCTTCTGCATTTGTGCAGATTCTGCTCCCATGCCGTATCCAAATCCACCGTATCCTGACATTGTCATCTCCCCCTTACTCTGAAGGTTCGTCATCTTTTGTGACGAATCCTTTTTTTACGCAGTAATCTTCAGCTGCATTGTATGGTTTTGCTGTTTTTGCATCCGCAGGGTTTTTTGAGATCCCCAATGCTGCAGGGTTCTTTCCTTTTAGTCCTGCTCTTTGCTCAAGCTTTTTGATTTTGTGTGTAAGAGGTTTCAAAGCTTTTGTGAGTGCGCGGGTGAGTTTCTTCTCTTCCTCGGTCTCCTCTTCTTTGTCTTCTTCCTCTTCCTCTTCTTTATCTTCTGGATTTTCGTCTTCTCCGTCTTCAGCCTTGGTGCCTTCGAGAGTTGCAAGTCGCTCTTCCATAGTACTTACATCCTCAACAACAGCATCGATTTTCTCGGCTGATTCAACAATTGCTTCAGCTGCATTCACTACTTGCTCTGCAAGGTCCTGGATTGCATCTTCTGGAGCTTTACCGGCTACAGCTTTGTTGAATTTATCAACAATTGCTTTCACCTTTTTTTCCTTCACAGTTTCTTTCTTTCCCACAATATCACCTGTTCTTATTCCAAACATTTTTCTGAGAGTAATCGCCGCAGTCCGATTGGATTGAACAGGTACGATGGTGCCCTCAACTATTTCGATTTTAGTATGCTTGTATCCTTTATCTGTATCTGTTCCCTCGATTGGAATAAATCCGATTGATACCCCCACCGCGAGCCCCATATCTGAAGCTTCGTCAATTTGTTTTTTGATTTGCTGAGATAGAGGATTTGCATTATCTGAAAAAAAAGAAGGTTTCATTTCAAGGGAGGTTTTCCCATCTGATTCTACTATTTTTGGATTGGTCCAGCCACCGATGAAACTCTGCATTGAGTTGTCATGGTTTGCAAGCATAGGGAGTGACTCGACATCTCCGTGTTCTTTGATTGCTTCGGGCGACATAAATTCTCCGTCCCGATCTATTGAGTTGTCAGTTAGTGCCGCCGTATAATCGTCGTCGCCTTTTTTCTTTACTTCGATTGAAAAATGCCGCACAGATTTATCTCTAATTTCCCCCATGCCTAGAATAGAGGAGCCATTATATTTAATCCTTTGTGTCATTTGAGAAATTTAGATATTTTTTATTTGATGTGAATCTTTTCTTTTTTCTTTCTTTCATCATACCCGCCTCACAGCTACATGTCTGCAGTTAATATGTGGCAGTCCGTCGTTAGTTGCTTTAGTGATCCCTCTCAAAGTATAGGGATTTCTTTTCACTATTTGCTTGCAGATGTCTGTTGTGCGGTTATCATTAGGACCAACCCAATCAAATTTGAATTTCTTTCCAGCTTCCTCTTCTTGGTCTTTGTATCCTGCGAAGCGACCTTGATTGGCGAATCTTGTTGTTTCGGTCCGGGCGATGCGCTCGAGCCTGTAGGTTTCGGCGTTAGAGAATTTGCGCATCTCTTTTACAGTTTGGTCGAGTGTCATGCTTTCTTTTAGGCTTCTGTCGATTACTTCCTTGATCCCTTCTCTTTGGGCTTGAGTGAAGTCTTTGATTCCATCGATGCCACCATTCTTTGCAGTCAGGGTTTTCTCGATTTCTGCTTCGTCTTTGGGTTGAGGTTTGGCTCCCACTTGCTCTTTGGAGCTCTCGAAGATTGCTTTGACGTTTTCATTTGTAATCGCTGTCAGGTTTATTCCAAGAGTTTTAAGTAGCTTTGTTAGATTTGCCTGTAGTTCTGCTGCGCCCTTTTTTGAGAACTTGCTTGACTTTTCCTTTTTTATCAGGCTTGCTGTTTCTTTTGAGAAGTTTTTGTATTCGGATCTCAGGTCCATTAGAAATTTTAGTGCTGCTTTTCTTCTGTCGAGTTTCTGTTGGAGATACATTTTGCAGTTGAATATTCCAACTTTTTTTTTATCTTCTTCTGCTTTCTGGCCTTCAATGTTTCCAGACAATCCCTCAAAGAGATCGGGAGCTGGTTGCTCGGGGAATTCATTCCCTCCATCTTCTAGTGGATCGAAATCAGTCATTTCTCTTATTTCATTCTTAGTGTAGGTCTTTGGAATATTCGCCATCATCTGCGCGGTCTGCATCTTTTTGTTTTCTAAATCGGCAGCCTTTTGCAGAGCTTCGACCTTCGGCTCTAGTTCTGTGAATTTAAACATGAGGTTTTCGCTGTCCTCAAAGTATTTTGTGAGGTCTCGGTTGTATGCACCCTGCATGATTTCTAATTCTTGCCGGATGTATTCTTCTCCTATTTCCAACTGCTGTTCTGGATTCGCGAGCTTGCCTGTCTCCACGACAGCGACTTGCATTGGGAGAACTGAATAAACGGACATTACTCTTTCCTTGACGTATTGGTGCAATTCTTTCCAATCCATATCTTTCATATCGATTCCAGTTTTAATGAAATTTTCAAGTCTATCCATGAAGATAGGGAGTCCAGGGTTTTGCTTGTGCTGTAATAAATAGAGTCTTCTTAGGGCGTAGAGCTCGTCAGGTGTTGCTCCTTTTGGAAATACAAAGACTCCTGCAGAGCCTGCGTCATTTAGAAGTTTTTTTGTTTGGAGGTCTGTTGCGACCACATCCATAAATAGAACAGTCCAAAGAGAGTCTAAATCAGAGAATCCAAACAAAGAGTATTCGTCCTCGTGTTCAACAAGGCGCATAATATTTTCAGGCGGGAAGTCATGAACTAATGCGCCCCTGATTACTTGAGGGAATGATTCAATAAATCCGTGCTCATCTGGCTTGATGTTGATTGTTTCAGATGTAAGGTAATTTACAAAAATAGGCTCTTTGGTTTCTGAATCAAAAACTATCTCTGCGAATGCATCTCCGTACCATTTCTTCGTGTCGAGCATATGCCCTCTAAACATTTTCTCTCCAAGATGTCCGAATCCCGTCTCCATGAATTCTTCCATTCTCTTTTTTGTTTCCTCGTTAAAGGGGAGAGTTTCATCGATTGGGCAAACGACAAGCTCTACTTTTTTTGCTTGCTTGACGATTGCATTATGAACTGCAGATACTAAACTGTGATTCTTTCTCATGATCCATCGTTGAAGAGCTGAGAGAGTGATCCCATATCGATTATGAGTTGCTTGTGCTTTTGTGAGTCCAAGTTCGCTCCCAGTTAAAAAAAGTGTTGTCGGGACTGTACTCTCTACTTTGCTTGTTGATTCTCGGAGAAGTTGGTCCGTGATATTTATTGGCAGCTGTTTCCATACTGCCCTTACTGCTTTATCAAGCATACCCATAGTGATCTATCCCCCTTATCATTAATAATTATTCCTATTCAAATAAACGAGTTGTGAGCTCATCGTCTTGTGAAGTCGGATCGGTTAAATGTGGATTCTTCTTCTTCTTTTCTATATCTTCTTCTTTTTGAATTTGTTGTTGACCCCCACCCCATCCGAGGATTGTGATCTGGATTGGAGGCTCTAGCTCAAAATACATTCTCATGCTGATTGCATCTGCTAAGTCCGGAGATCGTTGTCTTGGGAGATTTTCCTTCATTTCTTCTTTCTTTATGATTGCGAGTTTTTGGTCTGTCTCGTAGATGTTTTTTTGTTTTACTTGCTCGAGCTCCTCAATTATCATTTGCTTTATTTCGGGATCTATTTTCTCATAGCACCCTATTTCTGCGTTGTTTACTTTCTCAGCTAGTTTGAAAAAGCATTGCGCTCGGAGATTTGAATATACTGAGACTTTTTCTTCTCCGATTAAGAGAGGAGATGATCCACCGATGAATCCCTTGATCCCTTTTAGGTGGTCGATTATTCCGCCCGCCCCCGGCTCATCAGATATTATTCGAGAACGTGGCACCCCCTCAGATTGTGCCCAACTTTGGAGTTGGTTCTCTATTTCATCGTGTCCTGTTTTTGGGAGTCTTAGAACTTTTATGATTTGTAGTCCCTTCCATAAGAAAAAGGCTGCCGTGTCTTTTCCGAATCGGGCGGGATCGCAAGTGATGTATTTGTGTTCTTGGTCTTGGGCTGTGTTTGTGAAGATGTTGGTTATCATCTCGTAGTCCATGAGTACTGAGGGATCATCGCTGAATTCCCAGTTGCCTTCTTTGAGACGTTCTCTTGTTGCTCCGGACAATCGCCCTAATGTTTTGATGTAGTCGGGGTGAAGATGTGGGTTGTCTTTTGCGAGGGCTTGCACGAACTTCTTGTACTCTGGGAGTTTCTTTTTCGTCCATGGTCTGTAAAAATCATGATACGCGAAGCCCTTGTTGGGATTTGTGCATAAGAGAATTTTTGGAATTAGTTTGTATTCTGTGTGCTTGTATCTCATTCTTGATGTGAGGACTTCATAACATTTCTTAATAATCTGCGAGCTCTCATCGACAAAAATTGCTGTGTATTCTGTTGAGCCCAATGCATCGAACTCTGGATCGGATGGATTTAATTTTAGATCTCTCAAATGGATTTCTGATTTGTTTTGAAATGTGATGACATCCGAATATGCATTATACGTATAGTGATCATCGCGCTTTAGTCCCCAGTCCTCAAAGATTTCAAAGAGAGTTAGGAGGGTTGAGGTTTTGAGTGCCTTGAGAACTGATCTCCCAATCAGATATCTTGTGCCTGGATACTGCATTGCCATTGATGCGATCCAAACGCAACCAAGAGTTGTTTTGCCTCCTCCTGCTCCGCCACCGAATAAGAGCTCGATTGTTTCCTTGTCCTGTAGGTAGCTCCAAGCAATCCTCTGTTTTTCTGTAGGCTTGAATTCTATTATTGTTTCTTCCATCTCTGAAGTTTCCCTATTGCATTTTTATCTGTTTTTTTTATGAGGACAATGTCAGGCGTACTAAAACAGGAACCGAATGTAGGCATCTTTGGACTGAGAAGAAATACAGAATCATCTCTAAAAACATCTCCAAAGAGAGTTTCTCTTAATGGCAAATATCCATAATCAGTCTGAGCATCTGACGCCTCACTACACTCATGCATTTTTGCTTTAGGAAGTTGTCTCATGACTTTCTCAAATGCTCTTTTCTCTGGCAACATATCTTTTAGTTTTTCCAAGTTCTCACCTACAAACCATCTTCGTATTTTCTTTGTGCTGCAATATCAGTTTGCTCTCCAGCACTCCAGCTATTCCGACATGGTTTGCAGCAGAATTCTTTTCCCATTCCGTTTCTGAAAACGCTTCCCTTTTTGATGTCTTCGAAGCAGAAGTCGCAAGTCCCAACAGTTGCTTTTGGTTTTGGAGCTCGGTCTTCGTATGCGCCTTCGACTTTGGAGGGAGATAGATTATTTCTTTTCAGGATTGAATCGCTTTTAGTCTCGGCTTTTTTTTTTTCCTGTAGATATATCGAATCCTTTTTTTATCCGATAAAGTCCTCGCATGTAGTAAGCGATGTATTCTTTTGAATGTTTATCCTTGTGTGGGCATTTTTCCATATATTTTTGCATGATGGGATTCTTGCAGTTTGCAGATTTGATCTCTTTTAGTTTTGCAGACTTAGGTTTTTTCTTTTGCTTTTTCTTTAGAGGCATATCTGCTCCCCTTAGAGGATCCGTTGATATGCTCGAGCCATTGGCGAAAGAGATCTTATTCTCCGTTTTCCCTTCAAATTCTTTTGCGAATTGCACCAATTCATCCATTGTCCCTTCCGCAACTATTCCCGATTCCAATATTATTCTCACGTACTCACCTCAAATATATTATATCAGTAAACCACTCCACGATTTGTGAGAAGTGGTCCATGATAGACGTTTATTCAATACTCTTTTATATGACTCATGTCCTGGTTCTTCTGAATGACAGAAGGCACACAGAGTAATGAGATTATCTTCATTATTGTTTTCTCTATTTTTGTCTTTGTGATGCACATCTAAATATTTGCAAGATTTGCATTTCTGGCAGAATTTGTCTCTCGCAATTATTGAGTTTCTGATTGTTCTCCAGTTGTAAGTGTATTTTGATTTTTTAGGAAATTTTAAGCGTTTTATTTTTGGTTTGTTGATTTTTTCTAATAGGCATACATCTTCACAGGATTTAGAATCATGGAATTTTTTGATGCAAATGAATTCTTCCCCATTCATGCAGACTTTGTTTCCAACTTCCATTTCAATATCCTCTCTTCTCCGACATATAATTATCAATTTCTTCCCTCACTATTTCTCGAATTTGTTTATCCGAATCAACTTTGTGAGTATTTTGTGGGAGATCTATTTCGTCCCCTACTTTGAATCCATCTTTTTTCGTTAGGTAAATATGCATCCCACCTTTCCCGAATGATTTTACTACTTTCTTCATAGATATATAAAACCTATATAGATTTATATAACTATTCTTGTGGGGTGGAATGGAGGCAGGGGATGCCTCCGATTTGGTTTGGTTTATTGACATGATGTTTTCTTACTCTTTGTTTTTGGCTTTTCTTTTGCTACTATGAACTTAAACGTGGTCGGTTGTGACACTTCGATTCTTTCTTTGACCTTTGGAAGTAGCCCTGCGGATTGCAACCGGTCGAACATTTGATTTTGAATATCGATCCCGTCTTTGATGTGCTTGAGATCCCCGACTTGTCCCTTAATTATTTTTCCGTTTTTATCGAGAGGGATTGTGCTTTGCCATTTTGCATGATGAAGTTTCCAAGCTTTCTCCATACGCCCATGATATTCTGCAAGTAGTACAGATTGGTCGTCCATGTGATTTTTCTTGAATTCTGTTTGGAATCGCTTGTAAGCTGCATGAGCAGTTCCTTTTGCGCATCCTAAGGTTTTAGCGATCTCATCAAAAATAAGTCCTCTGAGCCTAAGATCCGCGACCTGAGCATCAAATTTGGCTCTTTCATTGACTGTCTTTATTCTTGAACGGTCAGGCGCTTTTCTAACGAGTTTATCCTTTTGACTGGGTTTTGGCATAATAATCATCTAAAATTCCTTTTTTGAGAGTTTGCGCAATAGCCTTCATCTGGAGAGGCATCACGGCATTCCCCAACCTTGCCCACTTATCTTTAAAGGACCCTATTAATTTGAAATCATCTGGAAAACTACAGATCCGTTTGCATTCAGGAATTGTTAAAAATCTATTTTTGAGAGGGTGGATTAGTCCGGCCGCGCCATCGCTAAATAGTTTTGTCACAGTCATAGAAGGTTTATTATTATGGAGTTTTTTGACATTGAAATAGTTTCCTTTTATGTGATATTTGCTTGCTTCTTCTCCTTGCTTGAGTTTTGTTGTCAATGATATTAATTTCCCTGAGGGGTGTTTTAGTTCTGTGTTTTGTTGTGGGAGTTTTTCTAATGCTTGTTTTACTGTTATTAGTTTTGGAGATGGTGTTGGGAATAGAGGTGGCGTATTTAGGTCTTTCCTTACGCCTATGAAGAAGATCCTCTGTCTTGATTGTGGTACTCCATAGTATTTTGCATTTAGTTGCCTTGCGCGTACTTCATAATTTAGACTTTTGAATGTCTTGAGGATTTCATTAAACAGTCCTTTCATTTTTCCCTTTGCCATTCCGGAGACGTTTTCCATGACAAAGATTTTTGGCTTGAGTTCTTGAATTAGTCTCACGTATGATTCGAATAATCGATTTCTCGAATCCGTTACTTTTCTTTTTCCAGCTGTTGAGAATCCCTGACAGGGCGGACTCCCATCTAAAATATCTAGTTGCCCTGGTTCGAGTTTTGTTGCATCCATTATTTGTTTGCCAGTGATTTGTGTAATATCTGCTTTCCAGCATTCGACTTCTGGAAAATTGAGTTTGAATGTTTCAACTGCATTTGCATCGAAATCGATTGCGAGTAATTCTCTGTACCCTGCGAGTTTGTATCCTAAAGAAGATCTGCCACATCCAGAGAATAAACTGATAACTGTTGGTTTTACCATTCGTACTCACATTTTGGGCATTTGTTTTTTGTGGGCAATTCTTCAGAGAGATCTTTCTCGTTTGGTTCTTCTGTGAGATTCACATCCACATCCAAGCCTATCGGGATATTTATTGTATTATCTAATTCGCTGAGGTCTAATTCGAATTTGTCTTTGAATTCTTTTAATCCATCTTCGGTGATTTCTCCGTATTGGGAATTGTAAGACAAAACTAATTCGGCTGCTTGTTTTTTGTCTTTGGCTTCGATCTCAATGTATGGGAGCTCGTTATTCTCTAAAACGTATCCATCTTCGATTAGACTTTTTACTGCAATGATTCTTTGGTGTCCATCTAAAATAAATTTCTTTCCGGACCAAACAAATATGGGTGCGCAAAATCCGTTCTTGATGATATTGTTTTTGAGTTTTTCCAAAGCCTCTTCTGAGATTTCTTTTAGATTTCCTTGAAAGTTTTCAAATTGTTTGAGTTCGAGAAGATTTGTACCTTTGACAGTTATCTCTATTTTTTTAGATTTCTTCCATTCTTTAGTCATGGAATTACCTTATTTAGATTTAGAGTTTTTTCTTGCCTTCTCTTGGGCCTTGTTGGCTTGTGATCCAGCGTCGTTTCTTTTCATGAAGAATCCTCCACCGTGTTCGTAGAGTTCGATTTTGTCGCCTTTATTCCAGCCTTTTCTTTTTGCATTTTCTTTAACGTCTTGTGGAAAAACAATAGACATTTGCCCATTCTTCATTTCCTGTACTTTCGTTATATTTAGTAATTTCATAAAATCCCCCATATCCATAAATATTAATACTTATGTATATTTAAGGGTATATGTTTGATAGAGAGGGCTTGGGAGACAGCTTGCAGTTCGAAGACAAGTAGTCACCCCCTCTATACCCGTTAGGGTTTATGCGCCAATAGGGAGGTGTGATCAACATGCATTTGCAAGAAGAACTCCCTAAAGGCAGTGCATCCCTAAAATCCTACTTCCGCCAGGTGCATATACCCACCCCTGTCTGTCTTGATCCTCTTAAATTTGGCTACTCCCAATGGATTTTGCCCGTCCCTTCTGGACTTGAGAGCTTCGATCTCTTGTTGGGTGAGTTCGTTTCGGAGCTTGTAGGTCCAGTGTCCTTTTGTCTTGTTGTTTTGGAGTATGAGGACATAGTTTTGGTCTTGTTTAGTTCCCGTTCCAAGTCTTATATCCGTGATTAGAAATTCACTCATAGATTCCGCCCTCGATTTTCCCCAGTATTATATCGGATTCTTTTAGTCCGCGATCCATAATGATTAGCTTGTGTAATTCAAAGTATTTATTTTGCCATGTATTTTCAGACTCCATGATCTCTTTTGCTTTTAGCTCAAGGACCGCTTCTTGTTGGTGGATTAATTGTCTGTGCTTCATTGGTTTCTCCTCAAACCATCTGCAAGGCATTCGTTTCTTGCTTTTTCATAGTCTGCCTCAGTTACTCTGGATGAACCAAACAGCCCTCTTTTTTCTAAAAGTATTAAATCTGGATTTGCCAACGCAGGGAGATTTTTTCTCCTTCTTTTTTCATTGATTTTTCTGATTGTTTCTCCTTGTTTGCTCATTGAATCCTCTCCAGTTCTACTCTCCAAATTACATCTTGATTAACTTTCTTTTTTGCAAAATACTCTAAGACAGAATCCCATTTTTCGAATCCTTCCAATTTTGCTTCATCATCTAATAACTTGAAAAGTGCAGGTGTTTTTTTATCTGTAAATGCATTTTTCGCCCATTCCTTGTGCCACATTCCAGACACGACTTTGTAGAGGACGGGTTTGAATTCGTGTGAGTGATGCCTGTTTGTATTTCTCCGTCCGTGATGTTTTGCGAGACCGCTACATTCATCACACAATTCCATCCCTTCTCCTTCTTCTCTCTGGATTGGGTGTTCAGTTCCGATGGCGTATTTGGCTGGGAAGAACATATTACATGGAGTTTCTCCACATTTTTCTCGCAACTCAAGGGTAGCATCCCCTTCTTTATGATAAGCAAATATTGAATTACATATTGCGCATTCATCCTCTGACTTAGGTTGCCTTCTTGTCACGACTTTAGTCCCTAACGGTAGGGTTGCCATCCAGTCGGCTTTAGTTATTCCTTCTTCATTTGTACTTTGAAAAATCATTCACTCACTACTCCGATAGGCATATGGTCTTCGAGACTATAGCCTGATCCGTAATTATTTCTTACTGCTTGCTCTCTTGCTTTTCTTTTTATTATGGTTCTTTCTGAAGGTCTCAAGTCCGGGTATTTCCATCTCCACTCTACTCCAGGGGAATCTTCTTTGAGTCCTGCAAATAAAGCATCCATCCAGCCGGACCCGTAGGTATTGTATTCTTTTGCGTTTTGTATCTCTGCACGTCTTCTTCGAATTGTTTCCGGAGAGGGTATCAAAAATAAAGCATCCCATCCCTTGAGAGTTATTGTGATGTGTTTTCCGAAGTGAACATGGACTAGTTTGTTGCTCACGAAGTAGTGGAGGTAGTAGATTATCGCGGTCCAGTTCGAGCCTCTTGTAGTTGGTTTAAATCCCAATAGTCTTTTCATAAATTGTTTGACCTTCTTGGATCGCTCCCACATTGTAGCTCCGGAAGGTAATGCTGGTCTTGGACTCATCGATTCCACCTCAGATTTAATTTTGGATACATCTCTTTGTGTCTTTCGCAGAGAGTTCCTTTACAAGTATTTTCGCAAATTTTACAGCGCCCCACCTTATCCCTCGTACTTGAGGGAGGCCATGCGCATATAAGTTGAGGTCGGCAGTCCTTCCTTCTTTGCTTTTTTCTCGATTAATTTGAGCTCTTCACTTGAGAGCTTTGTAGCTATTTCTTCTGTCCGTGCCATTTGATCACTGCTCCATTTCTTTTCCGATTTTAATTATCTCGGCTAAAACTTTCTTTACTGAAAATGAGGCCCCACCAGTATATTCTGGAGGAGGAGGTGGTTTTGCTTTTAGTTCCAGGTATTTTTTTCTGAAACTTTCCTTCTCTTCTTTCTTCTCTTTCCGTCTTTTGGACTTCGAGAGACAGTTTTTGCTATTGAACCCACGTCTCATTTATTCACCCGTGTTGCAATATTTCTCGAACGCTTTTGTCATATCGAGAGTTGCGTTTGTTGCCTCATTGATATCGGTTGTTTTTTGAGTTGCTACAATCATGGCTGCAGACCTCATGCAGGATTGGCGGATTATTTTTAGCTCCTTCTGTTCTTGCCAGTTGTTTGTAGGTGGGGTTGGTGTGGAAGGGGAGGGGACTTTTCCAGTGGTTCCCATTGGCGCGGGCTGGCAGACATCTTCTCCTAATTCTTCTATGTCCCAACCGGTTGCTACTTTGTCTTTGTTGTATGTTTTCCCGAGATTGTTGAAGTTCCCATTGACTGTGATTGAGTATCTGTAGTTTCTGTCTAGGGGCAGTTTGGGGAGCACCATTCCCTTTAGGAATGCGTTTGCTGTTTCGACTTTTCCTTTGTTTTCAAAAACCAACATTTTTATTATTGGGTTTTTTGTGTCTTTGATTTCTTTTAAAATTCCTGACATTTGTACTTTTACCATCTAATCCTCCTCCTCGATTTTTTCTGTTTCTTCCTCTTGTGGGTTGCAAATCTCGCAGCTGCACTTGTGCGAGGGGAGTCCGGATTGCTTGCAGGTCTCGATATTATCGATCTCTTCTTGCAACTCAGGCTCCCCCGATGATAGGAGTGACTCTAATAGTTTGTGCCACTTATCGTGACTTTCGAAATAAATGGTTCCGTCCGTGTCATTCCTTGCATCTGCCATCATTTCTTCGAGTATTTCTTGAGCATCCATTTTTTCAGTCATAGTCTCAGTCCCCGTTTTCCTCTTCTTCTTCGTCTTTGATTGCTTGGCAGAGGGTGCATCTTTCGTTTGTGATTTCCACAGAGAGTTCAAGTCCTTCTCCGCAGTCGCAGTATTTTGAGACTTTTGCGTTTTGTATCTTTATGTAGAGCTGAGAGAACCCAGACTCTGTTGAGTTTAATAGCGTCATGAGCTTCTCTCGTTCTTCTTTCTCCAGTATAATTTCGTATTCTTCTCTCACTCCAATCACCTCGTTTGCTCTGCTATTTACACGTAGGCAACATTTATAAAAGGGTGGGTATTTTGTGGTAGTTTTAGGGGTTAAATACCCGTATAAAGCCCCTATAATCCACCTATAAATAGATTTTAATGATAGGTAACGGGTAAGAATAAGCCTTGTTTTTGAGTGAGTCTTCCCCTTCCGAGGCTATAATTTCATATACCATGCCCCGATCTAAATTTACAACGTCCGCCCTGAGTCCGTTCTCGAATACTGCCTCTGTGAGGAATTCTTCTCCTGCATTTTTGAGTTCCCAACATTTCTCAAACTTGGCGCGCTCATGCTCGAGCGTGTTGCCGATGTTCAAGCGAATACAATTTACATGAATACCTGAGCTGTGTCTCAATAATCGACGCACATCATTTCTTTTTTTCTGAAGTTCTACTTTGTTCATTAGACCACCGTTTGTTTATTTTCCAAGCTCCATCGTATGTATAATGGCATTTTCTACAGAGCCATTGATAATCCTCTAGATTTCTAGTATATTTTGTTTTTTCATGACCTCCCTCATGATGCTTAAAAGATAGGTCTAATTTTTCGGTTTTCTTCTGACAGAATTCGCATCTATTTGGTTTTTCTTTTCTCCTTTGGATATACGTGTGGATTGCATCGTAGCCGACCTTATCTCCTTTCCATGCCCAACCACCATTCCAGTTAGGATTTTTTGCTCCTTTTTTCTGCTCACTCAGTATTTTTTTGACTGACACGCTACGTTTTGTCCCGAGACCATATTTGTTTCCTAATTGATGCTTTCTCCTCATCTCTCTTAATTTGGTTGCTACTTCTACCCCGTAGATTTCTTCGTAGGTTTTTCCTTTTGTTTTTCTATATTTCATAATAATACATAGTAGTTGATATTTATAATACTATATGCAGTTTCTGTGTATTTTGCTTGTCTGCTGGAATAGTCGAGCTGTGTTGTTTCTTTGGATGGCTAAAGATTTTTGGTTCACTTCATCCTCTCCTTTTCTCTCATTGCTCTTTTAGTTGCATCTTGTGGTCTATGATAGCTGTCTAAGACTCCTCTTGTTCCTCCTCTTTGGCTGTTCATTAGTTTCCAAGTGTGTCCGCACTTGAAGCATTTGCCTGTCTTGCCTGAAGTTACTCTGATGGTTCCACACTTGGGGCATAGAAGGACGTGGTGTTTTCTGAGTGTTATTTCTTGCATGGGTTAGCCTTCCATCTCTTCTTTCTCTCCACCACAATGTTTGCAGATGTTTGCTATTCTGCTGTTGTCTCCGTGAGTTATGATTTCTTTTTTCTCAAACTCGTGGTCGCAGTCTTCTTCTTTCTTCCCCTCACTCATGGTTTTGCCCCCATTTTCAAAAATCCTGGTCTTATCCATCTATGGGTTTGCCCATCGATGCAGGGTTTTTTGTTTATTGTGCATCTGATTTTTTTCATTCCGCAATTTGTGCAGACCACTTTGATTCCTTTACTTGCCATGACCTCAGGCTCCGTCCATCTCTTCTCTTAGGACTTTTAGTTTTCCCTCGAGGTTTTTTGAGGTTTCCTTTAATCCTTTGAGCTTTTCTTTTTGAGTATCTATACTGTTTTCATTCATCATTAGCTCGTCGTAGGTTGCTAAAAACTGTTTTTTCTTTTCTTCTTTGTCCATGGTTTTACCCCTCCGTTTGTCTTGTTAGTATTCTTTCTTTGATTAATTTGTCCAACTGCTTTATCTCGTTTAGAGTATTTTTCAGTTGGGATTTGATGTGCGAGCTACTAAATCGTAGGTAAATACACTCGCGCCTATCTGTGTAGATATATCCTCTTTGTCTTAGTCTGCTCATTGTTTGCGACCATAGAGAGCTAGAGGGTTGTGTTTTGTGTTTTTTTTCATAGTGGAGTCTTAGGATGGTTATTGTATATTCTCCGTATTGTTCACCATCTACTCCATCCAGCATGGTCCTTAAAATGAAGTAATCTAAGTAGGGGATATTGAGAGTGTAAAACATCCGGTCTTTATCGTGCTTGGCACTAATCCCTTTTCCCATTTTTCCCGTCTCCTTTGTCCCTTACTTCCGCTATCTCGTCCACGTTTATTGCTCTCTGAACCCCAAATTTATCGATGATTAAAAGCAGTTTGTCTTCTTTTGAGAGAACTGTGACATTTAGATTAGTGCCATTTTTAAGTAAAATAAACAGACGATTTCCTTTATCCCATAAACCCATTTTCCCATCTCCGCCTCGAGAGGCTTATTGTTGAACAGCACCAGTATTTAAAAAACTATCTTAGAAGTTTATAATTAAATGAATAAATGAATAGATGCGGTGTTGTTCCTGTGCTTTTTTTCTCGTTTTCTGAGGGTAGAAGTGCCCAATAGAAGTTTAGCTAAAAGTTAAGATGTCGAGTGTATTCATTTAATTGTTAAATACTCATATTACTACTACTAACTACTAATATACTACTAATATACTACTATACTACTACTACATACTTTTACAATTAAATGATTAAATAAATAGAGTATAGAAGTTTAAGTTTAGCTTAACTTTGTTTTTGTGGTTTTCTCCTTGTAAAATAATGATTGGGCTACTTGGAAGTGGGTGCATCTATTCATTTAATTGTAAACTGTTGTAGATAGTCTTAAAAAGATAGAAGATATTGGAGTATTGTTCAACACCAAGTCCGTGTCTGTTTCCATATTTCAGGGGCGCGATAAGGTGGGCTCGTGAGTGCTGGCTCGGGATCGGAGCAAACTAACCCAGTACGTCCTTTTTGTAAGTTGTAAGTTGGAGTTGTAAGTTGTTTTTGGGTAATCATCATTGGTCTTCAGCCCTCAGAAATAGTATGCTCCGGCATTTGGCGTTCAATATATGTTTCCCCTCTCAACAACCCTGAGCCATTGTCTTGAGGAGTTATCTCTCAAAAGGTTCTCTTAGCATCATTTTGACTCAGTATATATTTAAAATTCTTCTCTTCCAATATTTTATTGCGTGGGATTCCAAACTCTTCACCTCGTTGAGTTTTTTGGGAAGTCGGCCCTACGCGCCAGGCATGGTTTTTACCCCGGCTTCTCATATAATTGTTTCAGATTTAGGCTCTTTTTTTCTGATTGATCTCTCTAAAGCTCGATTAAAAAGTAGTTTCATTCTATATACTGTGCTGTCGAGAATACCTTTTGGCTTGTAAAGTTCCACCCAACGCGCTACCTGATGCTCCACAAATGCCTTACGTTTGATTATTATTTGGGGCTGTTGGTTTCTACCATATTCCAAAAAAGCTTCCTATTGCGGCTATTATGCCCATTATGACCATGACTGCGCCAAGCCCCATTCCATACCTATTCATGTTTCCGCGGATTTCAATTATTTGTTCTCTTAGACTTGTGTCTGCTTTTCTCAGAGTGGGGATCGTTTCTTCTTTGATATTTTTTAATTCTGTTGCGAGAGTGGCTAAACCCTTCAAGTCAGCATGTATCGCGTTCAACTTAGTGTCTCGCTCTTCCCCTTTTTCTTTGAGATAACCGACATCCTTCTGAACTAATGCCACGTCTTTTTCAATTTTAGCCATTCCCCCGCCCATCGTGATCCCTACTTTGTGGGAATAGTTGGATCGAATCCGAGCATTTTGCGCTCCTCATCGCTGAGTTTCCGGTAGTCAAGCCCGAGCGGTCCGTGTTTTTCTGAAATGTAGATAAGACATCGCCCATCGAATTTCATGACTGCATTGTCGTGTTTCTCCCGGACCCAATCTTCTTTGTATTGGCAGGCAAAATAGGCAGATCCAAATGAGTATCCACCCTCGATTATTTTTTCAGTTCCTTGAGGCATAAAATCACGTCTCCTTAATCTTTACTTATGGCTGGGACATCCCAGTTGTGCTTCAGATAATTGTGAGCTGCTGTTAATAGTGCAAGTCCGAGCGCGAAGGTTGCCTGATACTCGATTGGGAATCCTTGTGTGATCTCTGCCCAATTAGCAACCGCCCAGGACATCCCTGTCATGAGCATTACGTATGCGAATTTTCTCGCAGTATGATGCGTCTCAAACCAATATGATATCCATTCAAACATATTCACTCACCCTTGATTTTGATTTTCTTTTTCCCAAGCATTGCGGGATAATCTTGTTTTATTCTCTCTATCGGGGCGCATAATCGTGTTATGTATTCTTCAAGATGTGGGCGCCATTGAGATTCTTCTTGCATATCTTGACCAAAATTAATTTGCATTTTCTCTAATTTTCCAGAAGGAGATTTAAACTCGAATTCTATATGAACTCCGCCGATGGGAATATCTGCGATTTTAGTTATTTCATATTCTATTTCCATGTCCCCACCCTGAAGAAGTCTTGCGCGTGTCCGCATTCGATTTCTCTTTCAATCCATTCGTCTCTTGTTTTTGGTTTTGTTTGTTTTGAATGGCACATTTCTTCTGCAATGTATTTTTCCCTGTCTGTTTCTGAGAGTATTTCGTTGATAAAGATTCCACTTTCCCACCTGTAGAATCCTGCACGTAATCCACAATCGGAAAATGTATAGATTGGAATTCCATCTCGTGCATCAATTTGTTGGAAATCTGTAGCCGGGCAGACAATAGAGATAAGCGTGACGGCAATGAGGTATATGCTTCCGATGATTGCAGTTCCGATATCCATGTGCTCTCCATATAAATTATTCACCCATACATTTTAAATCTCTTGCGATATGTAAGTGATCTTCAAATCAACTTGCATTCTTGCTATTGTGGCTGTTGAAGGATAAGCCGATATATATTGCCTTCCGATTCCTCCTGCTCTGATTTCTGTGAGAATATCTATATCTCCAGATTGATATCCTACATTTCCCGCGTTTGAGGCAACCTCGACTCCATTAACTGCAGCTTTCAATGTAAGTGATCCCTCTCCACCTGGAACTTTTAGTGTTTGGTCGATTGGGTTTTTGTGAGCTGGATTTGAAATGTTTGCAGTTCCAGCGCCAGAACTTCCTGCAGTTGGATGAGTGTGTGTTGCGATAGACATAGAATCTGCACTAAAAGAATAAGAAAACGCTCCAGTAGAATAAAATTTTATATATAAGGTTTTGTTTGCAGTACTGTATGGATAGAACCAAACAAAAGAACAAGTACTTTGCCCAACAGTAGTAAAATAAGAAGCATCATAAGTTTGGATTATATTTCCTGAGCTATCTTCCAGCCGAATTAAATTAGTCCCTGCAGAAGTTTGAAGAAAGCTTCCATGCATGAAGACAAATGCTCCAGATGTCGGAGTAGAATTAAATGCCATGGAAACTATTGTATTGAAAGCTGCTGAATTATAAGTTCCTGATGCAGCTCCTCCACTAATCTCTTGACCTTTAGATGCTCCTCCTGCTCCCGTTGTTGCATAACTTCCAATCGCGTGTCCGGAATGTCCTGTGTCGCTTGTGTTTTGAGTTCCATCTAAAGTTTCATCGTCAGTATCGAAAGCCAAATTCACTCTGGAATAATTTAAAGTTGCGCTTAAAATGTCATTGGTGCTTGCAATATCGGAGGGTAATTCGAATTGAAGATTATTTGTATAAGTGCCGTTACAATTACTTTCAAAACTCCCAGTGAGTGTTTTGAATGCTCCTTGAGAATATTGTCCGTATGATTCGCTTAGACTTTGATTGCTTTTCATAAAGTCTGTAAATTCTCGGCGTTTAATTTGATTTGAATTATCTATTAAGTCGTAGATTAAATCGTCGGTCCCTGGAGCAAGTGATCTCCGGATCTTCATCACTCTTAGAGTGTTGCTTCCTTTTTGTGGATCCGTGACTAATACTGCATCTCCTATCTGCACATTCGCATTGAGAGCTGTCGATCTTATTGTTGCGGATTCGACGAATGAATTAAGAAAATCTCCGAGATTATCAGCTAGAGATTGGGCTTGGGTTGAATCGGTGACGGTTGGATCTGTGAAGATTTTTGTTTTATTTTTGGTGGTGTCTGTTCGGTCGTAAGTTCCAGCTTCCCAACTTGCAGTCACTTGACTTGAGCCAGTTCCTTTTCCATTCACTACGATTCTATAAACTCCACCTGTTTCTGCATCGTCCTCCCAATTTACTATTTGACAATTATTGAGGGAGTTTAAGGTCATGACAGCAGTTGCTTCTCCAAGTCGGGCTTTCATCTGTAGGTTCTTGCTTGTATCGACATTCCAGTCATATTTTGCTCTTTTCGCGAGCTGTTCAATTCCCCTGAATTTTGTCATGTTTTCGAATCGAGTGCTGATTGTGCCGAAGTTTGTTATTGTCCCTGCAGAGATTTGAGACTCTGAAAGAATATCTGCAGCAATCGTATCGAAGGCCTTGCTTACATAAATGACTCTGAATCCGCTTGAGGTTGCATCTGCATCGCTTAAATCATCCGTGTTGATGTGGATGTCGGAGAGTGAGACTTCGTATCCTCTGCCCTTGAGAGTAAGAGTTTTATTTACAGTCGAGTATTGACTTAGTTTTACAAATCCATAAACTGCGTTTTGATATGCATCGATTTTGATTTCTGTATTTTCAGGGATGTCTGCAAAAAGAGCTGCGTTTGGATCTGAGAGTGTTATCTCAAAAGTATTTTGTCCGGACATTTCTTCTTTTATATTTACTTTTAAGGGTGCGAGTGGGATCTCATTTCCAGATTTCAAATAGTTAATAGTCCAACCTGTCATTAACCCCACTTCCTCTTCTGTGAAGTCACCTTTAGGATGGCCCCATTACTTCCGCCAGTAAAAGTCATCACAAAACTTTTTGCACTATCTCCAGCCTGCAGAACTAATCGATCTCCAGAAGGAGTTCCTGTTTGAGTGCTCGATACAAATGAGTTGAATCCATAAAGTCCCGTTGTTTCGTCGAACTCTTGTACGATTCTCAGGACTTCATCTGCCTGCAGAGTTCCCGTCCATTTCATTGTAAGTCCGGCATAAGCGATATTTATTGCGGTTATATCCGAACCACCTGTTGCATTTGTGATTTCCAAAATTGGGAAGATATATGCTGCAGCTGAGTTTGCGATTCCTGTTACTGTTCGCGGACTTGCGCCATTTGCGACTGTGTATGTGTTTGGAGAATCAGAATAAACGAATGGATCTACTCCGATAAAGTTTGCAACAAAAGCATACCCGAGTGGATTAATTCCGTTTCGATTTAGTTTTGCAGCTCCGTTTTTCACGTAGATGTAATCTGTGAGAACTGTCCCCGTATCTCCATCGATATAAAGTCTTTGGATTAGATCTGTGATTGATCCGTCATTTCCTACATTTGAACGTGCAGCTCTTGTCATGAGATTATAAAATTCTGCAGTTGTATATACGATCCCAGAGATTGATGTTGGTATGCTTGCGGTTCCTTGAGAGATTGCAAGTGGAGTGTCTCTTGTTGGCAATGCTTTTATGTTGTTGATTTTGTTTATTTGGCGATCTAGTACTCTCGGATTGTTTTTTGCTTTGCCTGATGCGAGAGCCGGGAAGGTGAATCCACTAAGTGCGGCATACGTGATTCCTGTTCCGAGTTTCCATGGTAGTCCTGTGCTCATACAATCACTCCGTTAATGTCATTGAATCCGTAGTTGCTCCTAATGAATCCATTATCTGAATAAATATTGCTTTACCAACTGAGCTTATTGCTGCCCCGCCCGGATCTAAAAGTCTAAATGGATTAGCTCGATTTTGAGCTTGGAAGTCATCTAAAAGACCACCTGTTGTTTCGTTTATCAGATTTTCTCCAGATAGTCTGGCTATTGAGAGAGCTCTACTGATTGAGTTTATTCCTCCAGATAAAGGTATGCTTGAGGGGAGTCCTTCTGATTGTACTTGTTGAGTTTGTTTGTCTGATAAATTAGGTCCGAATACTTCAGTCGATAGATTCTCAAGGGCTTTCCCCCCCTCTTCTACAATAGTATATGTGACAGCTATTGCGATCCCCGCGAGTGCAAATTTGGAGAGTAGAGCAAAGTTCTTGGTGATTGCTCCTAGTCCGCTCGCGAGAGGTCCGGATAAAGTGACCACAGTTCCCATCAATAATAGATCAGCTGTAAGTTCTCGCGCCCATTGATTTTCTCTGAGAAAATCCCCGACCCCCTTCACAACTCCAACGAATGCATCAAATTCAGGTTTGAGTTCTTTCCCAAGAGTGTCTGCGATTCCAAAAAATTCGATCTCGAGTTGAGCAAGTGGTCCGGCAAGAGATGGAGAAATGGCTGCAATGCCTGCCAAGGCTCCTGCAGCTGCTAATCCGAAGCCTTTGAAATCATTTGCTAGACCTGAAACAGAATCCCCAAGCCTCCCAGTATCCTCTAGTAGTGAGCCTGCAGATTGCTTTGCGCTCCGGATCTCAGATGCGAAGTCCGAGAATCCTCGACCAAGTTCAAATCCAACTTTTAGATCTGCCATTATACTTTCCCCCCTAGATTCGAGATCACCTTATACAGATTTTCCCAACGAATTCTTTCCATTTTTTTCAACATATAATCATATTCAAGAAGGCTTTCTGCTTCCCAAATATCTAATTTATCAATCTCTTCTCGACTGACTCCCATTCCGAGGAGTCTTATTCTTTTAATTGCTCTTCCGGCGATGAAGTTTGCCCCCGCAATCCCACTCATCGCCTCCCTCACTTTTTTGGGATTTCCTCCTGCGTCGCCAGCATTTTATTGATCTCTTCGTTGAGTTGTTTCCCAACTTGAGGATGTAAGTTTAGTAGATTTTGTTTTTGTGTTTCAGGTGGGAATGGACTTTTTACTACACATAGCAAAAGTTTATTCCTTGCCCAACGTCCATGCAATGTTTTTGTGACTTCTCCTGTTTGAGAGTCCATTAAGTAGCAATCACTTTTTGCCTCTTCTAGTTGTGGAAAAGTTGGCATCTTCAATTCAAAATCGAAGGTTGCTCCTTTTGGAGATTTGATTGATACTTTTTGAGTTTCCCCACCCGCAAGCAAATCTTCCCACGGTTTTCTTTCTGTCTCACTCACACACTCACCTCAATACTTATGTACGAATTTCTGTCGCACTTATGGTTTTGGCTTCCATTGTTGCTGTTTGAACTGCCAATGCTCCGATGTCGTTTCTCGATGTATATTTGTTTGTTAAAAGAACTTGAGCCTCAATCTCAATCGATTTAGCTGCTGATGCTTTTGTCAGTTTTAGGGTTGCGGTTGCAAGGGTGGTTAATTGTCCTGTTGCGACTGTATCTCCTGTTGCAGTTCCATCGAGCCCTAAACTCATGAAATATTCATCGATTGTTTTTGCATCGACAGTTAGATTGATTTTTCTCGGTCCAGGAGAAAGAGCATTTATTCTTCCGCCAAGATTCGGATCTCGGATTATATTATTTGCGATCTCGATATCTGCGCCGTTGATTTGTGCCCTAGTTGTATCTGTTGGAGATTCAAAACTGCCTGCAGTAAAGACATATTTTTCCTCAGATGAGCAACTCAGAGTTTGCCATGTATCAGATTTCACGACTGTATATCCCTTAAAGGACATATCTGCTTTGACTGGTTGTGATTTTTTCAGAGATACTTTTGTCATATCTGCGTAGCATCCGGTTACATTTAGTTTTTTGGAGGTTGTTGGGACATTAAATCCACTCTGTAGAGTAGAGCTCGGGAGTGAATTCGCAAGAGCATATAAATAAGGATCTCCACTTGTGCCTGATCCAGATGCAGATCCGAGGGCGAGTTCCAAAAAGCTCCCATCAGTCACATCAAATGAGGTTGATACATTAGGGGCAAAGTCTCCAGCTTCGATATCTGTGACTCCGCGTCCGCAACCGATTCCACCGCCAGAGATTAGGTTGTTTGTAAATTCAAGAGTATTTGTTTGATTTTTCCCAAGAAATGTATTGATGGTTGCAGGGGCTGTTCCATAAGCGACTTCGTTTGCATACACTAAATATTGATTGTCATTTACTAAAATTGCCATAATTTTCAACTCCCCAACGTCGCTCCCGTTTGTACGAGAGTGACTTCTATTACCCATCTCCATAATCGATTTAATCTTGTGCCACTAAAAGGCTTGATATTAATTTTAGGATCTATGTATTGGAAATTATCTCCAGGCGCATTTAAGTTGTCCTCAATGACTTTCAATGCTTCTGCTTTTACTTTGTAGGCGTGGTTTTTTGAGATTCCGCACATGATGTCGATTGCAATTATATTTTTGCGATCCGTGAGTGCAGCTCCTATTCCGGAGGAATCTCTGCCTTCTGGCCCGACTTCATATATTTTGATGTAGTCATCTCTTGCAACATTCACATAATCCTTGACGTTTTTATCTTGCGGATCTTCCATGTTTGCAACTTTTGGGAGATGATTATCTGTATTGGTTTCATCCCAATTATCATCGAGCAATTCTTTCATGCATTTTGTCGGTTCGGCTGCCATAAGATCACGTTTTCTTATTCATCTCCTCTACTGCTTGATTTACAGCTTGCCTCAAAAATGGGCGAGCATCGGTTCCCTGCTCGAATATGTGCTTGATAATATTTGCTGCCGCTTGGGTTGCATTGACTTTTGGTACTCCGAGTTTTCTTATCACCCATTTGCGAATTGATGCGAAGTCTGCCTGAGTGCCAGGTGGAGTCCCAAATTCTATATCTGAGGCATAATCAATAGAGTATTGGACTATTGCCCCATCATCTGTTTTTTGTAATGTGCCAGTTTTGAGGAGCTGTCCAGTATCCGTGATGGTGGTTGTGATGAATCCTTTTGATGAGTCGATTTCCCACTTGTTTTCAACAAGGTTTAATTGTGATAAATAAAAAGTTCTCTCTGCTGTATTCTGCAATAGCTCTATCGCTTCCTGCCTCAAGTCCTCTTCGAACTTGTCCAAGGCCTGTTGATCTATCATCGTAACACACACACTAATATATAACTCTCTTTCTGAAACTCTCTATTAATTTATCTGCTTGAGTTTGGAATTCCTCGATTTTTGTTGGGATCATAACCCCATCCCCACCCTGGGTGGATCTGAATGTTTTGTCTTGAGATCTTAGGATCTCGATTGCAGATAAATAAATCGTTGCTCTTTTGATTCCTTCCGGGACTTCTGTCGCGCCATATCGATATTTTAGTTTGACCGCTGAGTCTGTATTCCAAACAGGGAATAGTTCTCGCGTATATGAGAATGAAAAGTCTCTTATGTGAAGGATTCCTTTTTGGTTTTCAATCCAATAATCATTCGCTCGACCTTCTGTTTTGTCTGAGAGGTAATTCGTATAAGTTGATCCATCCCAAATCAAAAACTCATCGTTCTCATCTGAATCGAAGTTTTTTACATATTCTCTTTTTAGAGGGATCATCCATTCTCCGCCTCTTGCATTTTCACTCCATAGATCGTAATATTCGTAATCGGGAGAAGCAGTTGCAGCTCCTGTTAATGCGGATGAATATCTTGTGCGCCATGATCTAGAAGTGGTGTTGTCAATTATGTCCTCTGATTCGTTGATGATCTCATTTACATCTACGCCAGTCGGAGAGGTGTCTGTATCAAAGCCTTCTTGCTGCAGTCTATCATTGACATCTTCCTTGGTTGCATACGTCGTTGCCATATTCCCCCCTCCTACTTATTCATTCATTCTTTTTATCTCTATGGTTTTCTCACAGTTTGCTGGCAGGTTCCGCCATTGGCCCAACAGATTCTTGAGCATTGTCCTGTTCCGTTTTGCGTGAAAGCTGAAGTGTTGTAAGATACATTATAGAAGTGAATGTACCCTGTGTCGTTGTAGTAGATTCCCCCTAATCCCATATCGAAGCTCCAGTTGGTGATGTTGCAATTGTCTGCACAGTTGATGGTCCAGTTTATGTTTGTAGCTGGAGGGGTACATGAGTCTGTTGGGGCAGGGGTTGCTATTTCCGTGAATGGATGTGAGTCGTTTCCATTTCCAATCCATTCGGTTAAGTCCGAATTAAAGGGTACATTCGTTCCTGCATTTGACCAGTTTGTCCCATCATCTGTTGTTGCACTATAAGCATCCCACGAGGCAGTTCCGTCTGATTGATAGTAAATATTTCCTTGCCCTGTAGTGTTGAAAGTATTATTTTGTCCTGAATCGTTTATCCAAGTTTCAGCTGTGATGTTGTTGTGGTAAGCTGTTGAGTTGAGAATATTATTCCCAAAATTGATTGCAGTTCCAGTTTCAGCTGTGATTGTGTTGTTTGTGATATTAAAATAATATCGGTTTGTAATTCTATCTTCTGTAGTTCCAATCACCCAAGTTTGATTAAACTCTGATGCGAGCCACGTTGTGTTAGAGGTTGCGTTTCTTATTCTTAATTCATCTAAAACTCCATAAGATGTTTGACCTATTGGCGAACATCCAGCTCCTATGAAAAAGCAACCAGTTCCAGTAGTCCAAGTTATTTCCGTTGGATTTACAGTTGTTTCATTCCTTGATAATCTAAGAGTTGTTGCTCCTGTTTGAGTTATGTGCTGATAGAATTTTGAGAAATAAGTTCCTACTGCTTGTGTGGCTGATGTTCCTATAGTTAGGTCATTAGTCCATGATTCAAGATTTACCAATCCTCCTGCACCATCAAATAGGTAAGTTCTTGAATGTCCTATATTATCTCCAAATCCATATACAGCACTCCATGTAGAAATATCATAAGGAATAATCAAGGCGGTTTGCGTTGAAGGGTTAGCTCCTGTTGGTAGTCCAGTCCCCACTCCTGTTTGTGCCCCATAAAAGTTTCCAGCATTATTTGGTAGTTGCATTGCGTGTCCTATCATTCCTTTTCCTAACGTCGTATTTTTAGCCATAGTCCCTGTTTCTGTGAGGTTGTTCCATCCAGCAGAATCAATTAAAGTTGCATTTCCTGTATCTCCCATGTGGAATACTCCAACGTAATTGGCATCCTGCCACACGCCAGTTTCATTCTCCCCAGATGCAACAGCCGTATTTCCAAGATAAGCCCAAATTGTGTTGTTGTGAGATGCGTTAAACCCTGTTGCGTTCCAAGCTACTGGTAGGCTAACCCAAAATGTCGCATTGTTGTCTGCATTTCCACAAAATGTTGAACCGTTTGAATCTAAGTCGTAGTTGAGAGTTTCATTTTCAAAGTTGTTTAGGAATCTCACATTAGTGCAGGTGTCTGTATTCCAAAGTGTTGAGTTGCTTGTGTTGAAATCACATCTTGCAGGGAAGTTTGCCAAGCCAGATGTAATTACTGTGTCAATTGTGCAGGGTATTCTCGAGTTCCAATCAGTATCCCACCATGAAAAACTTAGGCTGACGAGGAGTAGTAATAAAAATATAGTTTTCATCCTACACGCACCCCGTATCCGCCTTCAAAGGTAGTGTTAATTGTATTGTTGAAAATATTTGAACTGCCACCATCTATAAGAGATATCCCCGTTGAGAAGTTTTGGATTGTGCAGTTTTCTACAGTAGTATTTAATTGATTTGAACTAACTCCATAAGTGTCGCTTGTATTGTCCCCTAAGATTGAATATCCATCGCAGTTTATGCTAATATTTGCAGATAAGATAGTTAAACAACTCAATCCATCTATAGATACATTTTTAGTTAAGGTATAATTTTTATTAGCAATATCTAGAGTTCCACATCCTACTGCCACAGTTATTCCTTGAGTGATATTTATCCCTGAAATATTCGTTTCATCCCCAACATATACTGTGAAGTTATGTATGTCATCTGCTGTTAGACTTGTTAAATTGAAGACCATTTGTTTTGTGTTGTTGGTTATCTCAGTTGAGTTTGCATCTCCAGTTTCATTTACTCCGTTTTTGAAGTGACTAATATATGCCGTTAGAGTTCCTGTATCATTTGTTTGTGCTGTAATGTTTAGGGCTATCCATCCATCTGGAAAAGCTCCTATTGAGGAATAAATTGTAACATTCGTAATGTTGATAAATGCATTATGCGCTGCTGCTGGAGTTTCATATCTAACTATGACGGCTCCATCCCTTCCGTCTCCCCCTCCTACACCTGATGCTCCAGCAGAACCTCCACCGCCTCCATGTCCATATCCTGAATTTGCATCTATTCCACGAGCTCCATTAGAACCTCCAGCCCCTCCCTCTGAGCATCCTGCTGCTCCACCAGCTACAGCAACCCAACCGCCGCCTCCGCCTCCACATGAATAATTTTGAACTGTTCCATTAATATCCGAAGAATTTCCAGCTCCTCCAGTAGCACCAGAAGCCCGAGCGACTCCAGTTCCGTTAGCACCGCCACCTCCACCGCCTCCAAACGGAGCACGAGCACCAGCTCCTCCAGCGTTTCCTTGCCCAGCAGTTCCAGCACCACCTGGACCATCTAAAGCCCCTCCACCACCTGAGCCTCCAGCCAATCCATTATCTACTCCACCGTCAGAACCTCCAGCCCCTCCGCCTGTTGCAGAACTTCCATTAAAAGTTGAGGCAGTTCCAGAGGTTCCCCGAGTATCTGACTGGTCTCCAGCACCTATCCCTTTTACTCCCACAACTACAGGATATGAGGCTACAGCGAATGTTTGACCATAATAACAAATCATTCCTCCAGCTCCTCCTCCACCTGCACCATAGCCTCCGCCACCAGCTCCACCTGCAATTATACAATAAGATAAATTTTCAATTTCAGTAGTGATGTTAAAAGTTGAGTTTGAAGTGAAGAGATGGAAAGTGGTGTTTGTGCCGTTTAGAATGGCAGTATATTCCAATCCTCCGACTCCCCAAATTCCAAGCGCAGTATATTTTCTATCATGGACTTCTGGGAAAATATCGACTTCGAATAATTCACTACGAGCGAATCTTATCG